CATTCGGTATTCCTCTGATTGAAGTACCTTTGATGCCAGAAACCGCAACTGGTGACTACTCAGCAGCCGCAGGCAGTCATGGTTTTGTGGAACTTACATTCCCTAACAACCGTGTAATTGGTATCCACCGTGACATCACAGTGTATCGCCAGTTCAAGCCAAAGACTGACACAATTGAGTACACACAGTACATGAGAGTTGCAAACAACATTGAAAATGCTGATTCATATGTAATCGGTAAGAATGTTAAGCTGCGCTCACTCTAATTTAAACAATTAAAGTAGATAACGGGCGGGGTTCACAAGAACCCCGCCTTTTATCATTCTCAATTGATTTAAATAGATATAGGTGATAAGATTGATCATATGACTAATAATGAAACAAGCGTAACATCAGAAAAAATTAATAAACCAAAAAAAGCAGTAGCAAAAAAAGCTACAGTAAAAAAAGAAATCCTTGAAGAAAATATTTCTGAAGAAGGAAAAGTTTTGGTTGTGTTTGAAAGCGGAGCTGGGTATTCAACTGCATCTGGATTTCGTTTTTCACAGAGAAATAAAATGGGCTTGCTTCCAGCAGAAGAAGCCAACTTACTTCTTGCATTAGATAATTTTAGATTGCCTAGTGATGAAGAAAAGGAAATGTATTATACTAATCAGGAGGATTAATAATGGCAGGCAATCTTACAAACTATCTTGAGAATAAACTTATTGATCACTTCCTGGGTACTACTTCGTACACAATGCCAGCAGATGTTTATGTAGCGCTATTTACAGTCGCACCATCTGATGCAGCTGGTGGAACAGAAGTTACTGGTGGTTCATATGCTCGTCAAATTGCAACATTTACCGCTGCTTCAAGCGGTGCAACATCAAATGATAGCAACATTGATTTTACAGGAATGCCAGCAGCAACAACTGTAGCAATTGGTATTTTTGATGCAATTACAACTGGAAACATGTTGTTGTATGGAACACTTACAACAAATAAAACAACAGATGCTGGGGATACTTTAAGAATCGCAACTGGCGATCTTGATATCAGCATTGACTAAGGGGTTTTGATGCTGAGAAGAGAATTTACAGGTGCTGCTCTAAGGACTAACTTAAGTGCAAATATTTCAAATAGCGCTTCTTCTTTTTCCGTAACTGACGCTGTTGGTTTTCCATCTGGATCAAATCCTTTTGCAGTAGTTGTTGATAGAGGAACATCTGATGAAGAAAAGATGCTTATCTCTTCAAGAAGTACAAATATTTTTACAATCCAGATTCGTGGTTATGATGGAACAACCGCAAGATCACACACATCTGGTGCATTTGTAGACCATATTCTTGACGCAGCGACTATTCAAGACATGAATACAACAACTTATGACAATGAAGTTTTAATGTGGATGGGGGCATAAATGGCAAATCTAGTTCCGAAGTCTTTATATCTAGGTAATTCAACGGGTTCTAATGTTTATACCGTTGCAAACACGGCTGGTAATTACACAATTATTAAATCAATTAATATTTGTAATACAAGTGACACAGCAAATGCTACTGCTAGTATTCATATTTTAGTAGCAGGAGCATCCCCAGCAAATAACAATAAAATTGTTAGTAATGCTAATATCATTAAAAATGATGTTTTGTTCTATAACACATCAATTGTTGTTCCAGTAAATAGCAATGTCTATGTTGCTTCCAGTAACAGCTCTGTAACCTTTAATATTAGTGGGGTAGAATATGCCTAATCTTGTTAATAGTGGTGGAACAGGTGGTTCTGGTGCATCTGCAATTATAACCTGGGATACGACAAAAGAAGAGTTTAAGATTGGCGATAAGTTTTATGGGTTTCAATACTACCCAGCAAATGCAAAGCTGATAGTTCAAGAAATCCTTGAGCCAGGTACGATTACAAATGAATATGACACTGGAACCAATGTGGTGTCAATTCCAAAACATAGATTAGGGGATACTTTTACTGCGGATAATGAGTATTTTGATCCTTCAAATCATGATATATATAAAAACTGGTTAACCAGTCAAGCTGAATTAACATTTTCTTGGTATACTGGTAACGAAAAGAATTTGATAGTGGAGGTTGTATAAATGGCTGCAATAGATCTTGGTAGACTTAGGTTCTACCATCAGGGTGCTTACAATAGTGGTACTACATATGAAATAAATGATGTTGTTACATATGGTGGTAAATCCTATGTATATATCAATACAACCAATGCAAGCAATAACCTACCAACTAATGCAACATACTGGAGTGTCATGTCTGAAGGACAGGACTACAAGGGGAACTGGGCAACAGCAACTGCTTATTTAGTAGACGATATTGTTGTTAGAGGTGGTTCAACCTATATTTGTTTGATTGCACACACATCAGGCACATTCGCAACAGACCTTGCAGCAAATAAATGGCAATCTTTCACCCGTGGTCTTAGAAATCGTAGTTTTTGGGCTACAACTACTGCATATTTAGTTGATGATGTTGTAACAAATGGTATCAGTTATTATGTTGCTCTTCTTGATCACACATCTGGCTCTGGTGGTTTTGCAGCTGAAGCAGCTGAGAGGTGGGCAGAAGTTGTTTCTGGAACAGACTCATTGCCATCACAAGCTGGCAATGCTAATTATCTATTGTCAACGAATGGCAATGCTGCAGTCTGGACAACGAGTCTTCAGATTACATCTGCTCAGATATCAAATTCGCTGATTGTTACAAATGATGATGGTGTTTATGTTGGAACAAATGCTCAAACATTTTCAAACTCATTAACTAATCCAGTAGCTGCATTTCAATCAAATGTTGTAGATTACTCGCAAATTGCTTTTAGAAACTTAGGAACAAATGCAAATAGCTCAACTGACTTTATTGCGTATGCCGATGCAGGCGATGACGATGCTGGCTGGATTGACATGGGTATCACATCAGCTAACTTTAGTGATCCATCATTCACAATTACCGCTGACCACGATGGCTATATTTTCATGGAAGCTCCAGCAAACACTGCAGGAAACGGAAACCTTGTTCTTGCTACTGGTGGTAATGGTCAGCAAAACAAGATTGTTTTTGCGGCAGGCGGTTTGTCAAGTAATGATACTCAAATGGTTATTACTCCAAACACATCTGTAACAGTTAATATCGCTACTAACTCAGTAAGTGCTACAACTGGAGCACTTGTTGTTGCTGGCGGTCTTGGTGTTGGTGGTAATGTTTACATTAGCGGTAATACTAATATTCAAGGAACCATCACTGTAGGTGGTGGTGCGTTTGAATCAAACAACCTTACCGTGTCAGACCCAATTGTGTTCATGGGAAATACAAACGCTGCTGATACTTTTGACCTTGGTTTCGCTGGTAAGTTTAACGATGGCGCTGTCAAGTATGCAGGTCTATTAAGAGATGCAAGCGATGGTAAGTTTAAGTTGTTTACTAATCTAACAACAGCTCCGTCAAGCACAGCAAACTTTGCTGCATCCGCAAGCGCATCTTTGGTTGTTGCAGACCTTGAAGCAAGCGGTCTTGCAAATATTGCTGGAATTGTAACTCTTTCCAACACCACGGCTTCTTCAAACACCACTACTGGTGCTCTCGTTGTTACTGGTGGTATTGCTACTTCAAATAATGTGAATGTTGGCGGGACACTGAGTGTTGCTGGAGATGTAACAATTACTGGTAATACAACGGTCAATGGTCGTTTGACAATGGCTGAAATTTCAGAGGTTGTTGCATCTGGTGCAATAACATCTAATATTTCTAATGTGGCATACACTGACACACTGATTTCGTACTACTCAGCACCATCTGCTAACTTTACTATTAACTTAACAGGTGTTCCAACAACCAACGATAGAATTATTACCTTCACAGCAATCATCACACAAGGCTCTACGGGTTACTACCCAAGCGCCTTCCAGATTGATGGCTCTGCTCAAACTATTAAGTGGGGCGGTGGTGCTGCAGTTGCTGCAACATCAGGAGCTGGAAAGATTGACATTTATACATTCAACCTCCTCCGAACAGGATCAGCTTGGACTGTGTTTGGCGCTGGAAGCGTTAACTACTAATTACGGAGGGTTATGGGTATCTATAGCAGTATTAAATCAATTGGAGCAGTAGGGTCAAAAAGGCTTACCACTAAGCTAAAAGCTTTTCAGGATACTTTTACTGCAACGAATAGTTCTACAGATCTTCCTCAAACAACAGCCAAGTGGGTGGCTACAAGTGGCACATGGGGAATTTCTGGTAACAAAGCTTATTCAACAACTGCCGCTTCATCGTACCCAGTTGCTACTGTAGATACTAATACTAAAGATGTTGTTGTAAAGGCAACATCTACTACAGCATCTAGTGCTGGTTATGGTGTTTCATTTTGGGCAACGGATGCCAATAATTGGTGGGGAGCACACACAGAGAGAAGCACCTTTACTGCAGCACCATACAATTGTCCTTCTGGTGGAACAGCTTATGGTTCTAACTGTAACTATGGCTATGGCGCTTCTGGTGGACCTTTCGCATATCCATACTGTAACTCTGGCACTACATTTGGCGCTAGCTGTTATAACTGCTGCTGGGTTATCAATGGTTCCCCAGCAGCTTGGGCTAATGCCAATGCACCATATAACTGCCCTTCTGGTGGAAGCTTGTCTGGTAGTACATGCTATGTAACATACGCTGGTACTCTTTCTACATGGTATAAACATGATTTTAAGGTGGTAAAAAAGTCTGCTGGGTCAGTCTCGGTAGTTGCTACTACAAATGTTGGAAACACATTGTCATCTACTGACTATATTGCATATGTACAAGCTAATACTCAACCAGCAAGTGCAATTATTACTGCTCAATTAAACTCTGGCGGTGCGGTTGCAAGCTATAC